CGTATCGCGAGCAGCTAAATATCTTCAAGCTGTTGTCGGCGTTACGCAGGACGGTCAGATCGGCCCTGCAACAATCCAAGCCACCAAAACCTTTGTCGCTATGGCCGTGACGAACAAGCGGCTGGCGTTTATGCAGTCCTTGTCGATCTGGTCTACGTTTGGCAAAGGCTGGTCTGCGCGTATCGCAGACGTTAAAGCGCAGATCATAGCGCTTGTTAAATAGAATCATTGTCGCTCTTACGGCGTCATATGTTGCGAAACTAGCATTTATGCTTGGCATTTATTTTAGAGGAGCACTCGAATGATTAAGAATTGGAAAACCACCATCCCGGGCATTCTCACTCTCGTTGGTGTCCTCTTCAACGCTTGGCAAACTAAAACGCTTGACTGGCCTTCTTTGCAAGCTGCGTTGATTGCTATTGGTCTTATCGGCGCTAAAGATTTTAACGTCACGGGCGCATGACAACTGCTATCTTAATTGGCTTATTTTTAACGGTGCTCTATGGCGGCGTTAAAATGTTAATCGCTGATGCTTATGATCGTGGGCGGCGTGAGGAAGTCACACGTCGTATGGATCTGCAAGCTAAACTGAAAGCACAACAGACCAATGTTGTCATGGCCCCAAAAACCGTGGACGATACTATTTCTGATCTTGACAACGGCACTTTCTAGTTGCCAGTCAACGAGCGGCGGGTCATGCCCGCCACTCGCTCAATACTCAGTCGCTCAACAGCGCGCCGTTGCCGCTGAACTTCGGCGGCTCCGTGGATCCGAAACGGCTCAGTTTATCGTCGATTACGGCAAGCTCCGCGCGGCGTGTCGGCTTTAACTCTTCTTTCTTAGCGGGCGTTAGGTTAGCGCGCTTCTTGTAGCCGATGTTAGCGCCGGTAGCGGCCTTCTGACTCACGTAATCATTGGCGAACATCGCCGCGAACGCTTCATAGTTCATCGCGTCAAGGCGGCTGTCGATGTGCGTCGGATCACTGAAGGCGCGCGCGTTCTTAACGCAGACCATGATGGTCGCTACCTCAAAGGGATGAATATCGCGGCCCAGACGCAGGCTTGCCAGATCAGCAACAAGCTGAAAATTATCCTCAATTCCACCGTAGTTCTCACCGCGCTCGCTTATGATTTCGCTGGCTTGTTGTAGTAGATCGTGCGGATTCATCTATTTCCCCTATTAATTCGGCCCGTTCGCGCATCATACGCAGCGTTGTAAATCGCTGATGTAGTCTGATGAGCACCGTTGACCTGCGAGCGTTTCGGCGCTCGTCCGCCAAAAGGTTCCATACCTCTTGTTCTGTAAAGCCGTTGATAACTTCGTTTAGTTCACGCCAATTCATCTAAGGCTAACTCCGCTATTTTGCGCTTGTTATGCAGCGCCTCTAAAATCCCACTGTCAATAGTATCATTACACATGATGAGGTAACACCAAACATCTTTTGTCTGTCCGCCGCGATGTATGCGCCCGATTGTCTGTTCATAAAGTTCTAGCGACCACGGCAATGACAGCCAGATCATTTTATTGCCGCCGTGTTGCAGGTTCAGCCCATGACCTGCGCTCTTTGGATGCAGGGCTAATAATTCGAGTTCACCTTTGTTCCACTTGTCAACGACGTTTTTGTCGTCCATTGTAGAGAGTTGTGGATAACGTCGTTTAAGTTCGGCAAGTTCTTCTTGGTAATTGTAGACAATGATTGTGTTGTCGTGTTGGTTTTCGTCAAGAATATCTTCTAGCATGTCGAACTTGTGATCTGAAATCCGCGTCGGGCCTTCTGGGCCGTAAACAAACCCGCCCGCGAGCTGTTGCAGTTTCTGAGTCATTACCGCCGCTGTCGGCGCGGAGATCACTTGTTCGCGTAACTCCAAGACAAATTTCTTTTTCATGGCAAGATAAACGTCATAATCGTCCATGCTACAGCGCATCTTCACAATGTTGAGCGGTGGCAACTTGTCTTTGTATTCCCCAGGCTCAAGCACATAAGTCACAGGCTTGATCGCGGCCATCACGTATTCAAGCGCGTTACTGTTTGGTGCCCATTGGTTAAACTCGCGGTTTATAAGGTGAAAGTGTTGTTGCAGAAACGCGCCTTTGCTGCGGCCTAATAATTTTTGATCTATGATCTTGCATTGGCCGAACACGTCTTCGAGGCCGTTCGACGTGAACGATCCTGTCAAACCCCAACGCACGTTAAACTTATCAATCAAGCCCCATAGGTGTTTAAACCTTTTGCCGCTTGGATTTTTTAACTTCGTAAGTTCGTCGAATACAACGCCAGCAAAGCCAGTAAAATTACTAAGATCGAGTGAAGTAATATTGTCATAGTTTGTGACCACGATGTCTGCGTCTGAATCAAAGGCGGCTTTGCGTTGCGCTGGCGTTCCGACGGCAACGGCGATTTCAAACTCTGGACACCATTTCTTGCCTTCAACAGGCCAGACATCAGTGCAAACGCGCTTGGGCGCAAGCACTAGCCAACGATCAACAAGACCACGCGCAAGCAGTTCAGTCATTGCAGTTAATGTGATCGCGGTCTTTCCTGCGCCGACGGGCGCAAGAATCATTGCGCGGTCGCGCGCAAATAAAAAGTCTGCGGCTTCATCTTGATACGGTCGTAATTTCACAAGCCCACCTGTCCACTTGTTCGCGGTTCCAAAGGCACGCATAACGCTGATTCAATTTACGCATGTCGTCGGCAAACAACTTTTGCAACGCGGATAGCTTGCCGCCGTCCTTTTTCAGTTCTACAAACCACGTCTCGCCATTGGGTAAACAGACAATTCTGTCAGAAACGCCACGGTTTGAGAGACTGTTAAATTTAAACGCAACGCCGCCAAGTGATTGAACTGTCTTGACAAAGTAGCGTTCCACATCTTTTTCCAAATCAACCATGAAAAACTTGTTGCATAAAATTCTTTTACAGTCTAGTCTCCGAATCACGAAAGGTAGATTCATATGCACAGTAATATAGTCGGCGGTTCAACTGCGAAGCGCGTCCTTCAGTGTCCTGGCAGTGTGAAGCTATGCCAGAACGCACCTCCTAAACCCTCATCTAAATACGCTGACGATGGAACGAAACTACATGACGCGGTTCACCAAGTTCTTTCCTTCGATGCTAATGCAGATGATCTTCCTCTTAGTGTTGAGGGTCGCGCTAAACTTGATTTTGCCATTGCAGCATTAGGCGAAATTGATCCAGATAACCAACTCGAATTTCAAACGGAATGTCGGGTGCATTTTGGGGATTTTCTTGCAAACGTCTTTGGCTCCTGTGACCTTCTTGGTCGTTTACGGTCTTCTACAATTTTGGTTGATTGGAAGTTTGGTGATTGGGTTCAAGTCTTTCCCGAAGAAAATGATCAGCTTCTTTTTTACACAGCCGCAGCCATGCGAACGCCCGAAACGAAATGGGCGTTTGAGGGAACGGATGAAGTAAAACTTTACATAGTTCAGCCGCCAAGCGTTCGCGTTTGGACGACGACTAAAGAGCGCATCCAACAGTTTGAGCGCGATCTTTACGACGCTGTGCAGCTTGCGTTCATGCCTAACGCGCCGCTTAACGCAGGCGATTGGTGCCGTTGGTGTGCGGCAAAAGCTATGTGTCCATTACTCTCTGGCGAAGTGGAGCGCGCCTTGAAAACACAACTTAACAACATAACGCCTGAAGGCTACAGCAATGCACTCATTATGGCAGACCGTCTTGAAGATTGGATCAAAGCCGTTAGAGAATTGGCGCAACAGGCGCTTGAAAACAACATTACAATCCCAGGATTTAAACTTGTGCCAAAGCGCGCGATCAGACAATGGGTCGATGAAGAAGGCGCATTGGAAGCTCTTAGAAAAATGGGACTTGATGATTCGGAATTGATAGAGACGGCGTTGATCTCGCCAGCGAAAGCCGAAAAGGCGCTTAAAAAGCATAAGCTGGCATTACCTAAAGATCACGTCGCCGCTATCTCATCGGGCAACACTATCGCGCCGGAGTCAGATCCGCGCCCGTCAGTGGTGCAAGTCGGTTCGCAGTTGCGGGCCGCGTTCTCTAAACTTGAGGTAAAGTAATGTCAAATATAGTAAAGTTTGGTGGTGCAAATCTTCCTTCACCGCAGTCATTGTCCACTGCATTGCGCGCTATTGAAGCGGATGTCGGGCCTGTTGGTTCCGTAATCCTCAAAATGGATCGCACGGGTCATTGGGTGTATGGCGCGGATCAAACGGAGGTTGAGAAGGATACACTATGGGCGATCAATCCTTATTCGTTCGTTCATGGTTATATCGCTTGGGGAACGGGTGAAGTTCTTGCGGAGAAGATGGTTAACATCGCGGATCCGCTTCCTGAACTTGATCCGCCACCCGCAGGCGCACAGGCTGGTTGGCAACCACAAGTCGGCGTTTCGCTCAAGTGTTTAACGGGCGAAGATAAAGGCTTGGAAGTTCGCTTTGCTACAACGTCAGTTGGCGGCAAGCGTTCGATGCACGCGCTGGCGATCAAGGTTGCGGATCAAGCTGACAAAGATCCATCTAAACTGGTTGCAGTTGTAAAACTGTTAAGCGATCACTACCCACACAAGACGTATGGCAAGATCTATACGCCTGTGTTTGATGTGGTCGAATGGATTAGCATTGATGGCGAAGGCGCTGAAGACGTAGCTCCACCTACGGAATCGGCAAACACGACCCGCCGCCGTCGAGGCTAATAAGACGGGGCGGTATTCGCGTGACATCGGGCCGCCCCGTTAACTACCAAACAGAAAGATAAGAAGATGACCGAACGTAAAGTTTGGAACGACGCAACACGTCTAACGCCCAAAGAACAACAGGTCTATGATCTGTTCCGTAAGGGCTTTAAGTGTAAAGATATCGCTGTGATCTTGAGCATTACGCCAAGCGCAGCACGAACAAGACTAGCTCTAGCAAAGGATAAGGTGCGCTGTGGCGGATAGAGAAGCACGGCTAAAAGAACTGATGGGGGACTTACTGTTCACCATTAAAGAATACTCTGACAAACATGAGAGGCCCGATGAAATCTTATTTGTTCTTGACCGTATCGTTGACGCTTATCGTGCAGCCTTTGAAAGCACAACAGATCATCGTGTTCAACGGCCCGAACGGCCCCGTGGCAACGGAGCTAAGTTACCCAACTGAGAACTTTTACTATCTTGGCAATGACGTGATCTCAGCGCCGAAGATCGGAAACTACACAGTTTATAATGGGCCTAATGGCGAGCTGTTAGGAAGCCGTGTTGATGGAGTGGCAAATGAGTGAGCGCAATGCACAAATATCTACGGTAGTAAAAAATATTAACGAAGCGTTGGATAAACTGCGTGAAAAGACGCAATTATTATATTCTAAGATGCAAGACCAGAATCAAATAATAGCCGATTTGCGTGCCGAATTAATGACGGTAAGACCATTCAAACAACAATCAAAACGCGACAAAGAAATATGCGTCGCCAGAGATAACGGCGAGTCTTTTGTATCGTTAGGTAATAAATATAATTTGTCCACGTCTCGGATTCAGCAAATATATAAGCGTTGTAAAAAATGATCTGGCTTGACTTTGAAACGCGCAGTCATTGCGATCTAAGAGCGCATGGCGTCTATATCTACGCGCAAGACAAGACAACACAAGTGTTGTGTATGTCCTTTGCACACGACGATGAGAACGTATCGACGACAACAAACATGTCGGAGATGCGGCACATCTTGTCAGAGAAGCCGCAACAGATCCGCGCGCATAACGCGGCATTTGAGCGGCTGATCATAAAGCATGTGTTAGGCTTAGACATACCATTAGAACAGTTCTACTGCACGGCGGCGCAGGCGCGCGCTAATTGCGCGCCTGGCTCA